TACATGTTACTATTAAAGCATTTGCTGTTCCAGCAGTAGCACCTAAACTTGTGTTTTCTTCTAAGTAATATTGACTTGATTTATCTATGATGTTTAATGTAGCATTGGCGGGTACATTTATATTACCTGCAATAGCAAATTGTGTTCCCCCAATATTGGCTGCATTATACCAGCCAATTGTTATTGCCGCGGCTGTTCCGGTATAATTACTCACGTTCAATGTGTTAACTTTTAAACACTTACCACTACCAGATGCATTGTTCAATACAGTTGTTGCACTTGTACTTGTCAAGTTTGCACCTGTTGTCTTGCCGTTTATTGTTGTTGCCCCGATTAAATTTGGTGCTGCCATATTATCCTCCGAATACTAAACTATAGCCTGTTATATAGGCATTACTACTGCCGCCAGCACTTGCTGTAGCAAAACTTAAATTGCCTGAGCCGTCAGTAGTTAAAACTTGGCCGGATGTACCGCCCGTAATATGTATATTTGCTATAGGACCCAAAGTGACGTTGGCAGCAGTATAATTTATATTACCTGCTTGATTAATCATACTTGATGAAACTTTTGTTGTCATTAGTTATCCTTTAGTAAACAATTTAGTATTTATCAAATTACTTAACACACTTTTAGCAACAAAATAAATTTAAAAATCAATTAGGATAAAGTCCAGATTTGTGAAACTGTTGCGGCACCTTGTTCCTGAGTAACAATTTCTTCACCTGAACTGTATGCATATGTTGGTGCAGGGGTAATTCCTGTAATTTCTGTGCGCTCTATTTCACCTATAATACCAGTAGTAATAGTAGCGACCGTAGCAATAGTAGCTTCTAATGTTTGTGCATGTATATCAGTTATTTCAGTGTCAATATATTCTATAGACTGCAAGGTGCTATCTATAATGTCACCTATAGTGATTGAAGTAACAGTATTAACAGTACTAACTATAGCTTCTAGTCCCTGAGAATGTATATCAGTAACTTCAGTATCTATATACTCTAATGATTGTATGCTAGTCGAGGCATTCTGAAGTAACATTGGATTACCAGTTCTAATAACATTAGTTTTTGACCCGCCGGGTATCGCTGTTACCATAGTGGCTGAATTCAATATAGGTTCTGAGGGGTTAGTCACTACTACAAGTGTAGCTGTACCACCACCTACTGCAGCCAATGTAGTGTTTCCAATAGGTGCGTCTGAACTAACTGTTACGTCAGTATTAGTAATAGTTCTCACAGCCGCACTGTTATCAATTACAGTAGCAGATTGACAGCATAATAGTGAAGTCTGTGTACCGGTAATAGCTGATATGTTTGTTCCGCTACTTTGTGTAGCTGTAAGAGGGCTAGTAGGTACAGTAAAATTACCTGTATATACTGCTACACCTTTGACTATTCTAAGATTACTAATGTTTCCTGCAAAGAATCCATAACCAGTACCTGGCCCAGATATTTGTATAGGTCCTTGACCGGTATAGTTGGTAGTATCGGCAGAAGTGTGTGCTGTTTGCCCGACACCGTTAATCCAAAATCTAAGATTGCTAGAACCTGCGCCATTTCTAGTAATAGCTACATGAGTCCAAGAACCAGAAATTGGATTACTAGTAAGGCTACTTAGTGCTATACTATAAAGACTAGAGGCAGCCCAACCGTTTTGCCAGTAAAGAGTACTACCGGTTATGACTATCCCCCAATTAGGAACACTAGCTGTAGTTTGAGTTAATATGTCACATGCACCGTCGGTAGTTTTGATCCAGAATTCTATCGTAAAACTACCTGTGCCAAATGCAAAATCTGCACTAGTAGGTATACTGAGTTTTGACGTAGTTCCATTAAAAGATGCACTATAACCAGGTACAGCTAACACATTTGTTGCATTACCGGTAAGACTTGCATTAGATATTTGGGCGCTAGTTACACCTGAAATTGTGTAAGGTACTAGTCCACCTGAGGTTAAACCTCTAACTGTAGCAGTAAACGCAGTTGTTCCACCCCAATAAGTTCCAGGAGTACTACTAACGAAACTTATTATATTAGTTATAGTTATTGTCCTAGAATATGCTCCTGCAGTAATTACCATAGTAGCTGTTGTAGCTGTACTTTGTGTAGCTAAATTGATAGCAAGTGAAGCTAATGAATTACTAATAGTAAAATTACCAGTGAGACTAGCATCACTTATTTGAGCACTGGTTACACCTGTTATGGTATATGCTACTGTACTACCATCTGCAAGGTCATCACCATATGATATTGTTACTGTCTCTCCCCAATATGCAGATGTGTGAGTACTAGTAAGTCCACCTGCCGGAGTAGCGAAAACGCCACTAGTTAAAAATGTGTGTACTGTGTCACCACTTACTGTAGTAACAGTGCCGCCCGTTGCTCGTTGGCCACCCGAATACCTGATTACTACAATACCACTACCACCTGCGCCACCTTCATTAGTAGCAGAATAATGTGAACCACCTCCACCTCCGCCACCAGTATTAACACCACCTGCGCCACCACGTTTATTAGTCTGGGCGCTAGTAGTTCCGATTTCAGCCACTGCACCTGAATTTAGTGCAGAGCCTCCGCCTGTACCATTAGTAGTGCCGGCGCCTTGTCTTGGTGCACCACCACCACCACCACCTAAACCACCATTACCGCCGAATACACTATAGCCAGCACCTGCGCCGCCGCCTGCCCAATAATAACTAGTTCCTAAAATATTATTGACTAAACCGATACCACCGTCTGCTTGTTGACTACCAGTCTGAGTTGCGGCAGCACCTGCGCCACCGCCGCCACCAGGATACCATGTTACTCCACTAGCGGCACCATTGTTACCTTGCCCCGCTGTACCAGTTCCCGGTAAACCACCGTAACTAGCCGCACTTTGACGAGCACCAGAACCGCCACCGCCAGAGCCACCGTTACCTGCAGGAGAACCTGATGTGTCATGGGAACTTGCACCGCCGCCACCACCTATAGCAGTTAATCCTAATGCTGTTGTATTTTGTCCGTTTGATCCGGCAGGGCTAGCTGTACCAGCAATTGCGCCGGTGCCACCTGCACCAACTGTAATAGTGTAACTACCTGCTACTGATAAATCAGTGCCAGCAATATATCCACCAGCGCCACCACCACCACCCATATTTGAGCCGGCGCCACCACCACCAGCTACTACAAGATATCTTACAGTCATTCCCGGTGTAATAGTAATTGATGCTGAATAAGATCCTATAGTAATAGTTAACGTATTCGTTGTGCTTACTTTAGCTTTGGTAGGAATACTAATTGTAGTTGCATAATTAGTAACTGTAAGACTACCGGTTAATGGTGTATTATTAATATCTGCACTACTGATATCAGTGATAGTATAGTTTACTGTAGCAGAACTAGTTGTATGATAATAAGTAAGATTAATTGTACTGCCTGATATAACTGTAGCGGGTGTAAGAGGACCAAATCCCGGAGGAAATGTGGTGAGACCGTCCCAAGCATAAGTTCCTGAATATACGCCGGCTGTTGTAACGCCTGTAGTTACATAAGTTGTGGCATTAACAGTTTGTGACTTTAATACATTAGTTTCAGTGCCGCCAGTAGTAACCGTAGTATTGAATACAGAATCAATAGTTAAACAAGTGCCAGCATTGGTATAATTACCTGATGGGGCCGCTAAATGATAGAAAGTACAATTTCTTAAGGCTAAATTGTTAGTTCCATAATTATCATATTGATAACTCCACGCATTGTTAGCATTTGTTTCAGAGAATACACAGTTATAAAAATTACCCTTAGCACTGGCACCTTTAAAGTAAGCAACCTCATAACTTGTTGTCCTACCGTTATTATTTCTTTTAATAATAGCACCGTATATTTTACTACTAGTGTTAGCAAAATGAAATATTGCGCTATCTCTGCCTGCACTGTTGGCTGTATGCTGTATAATTACTCTACCCGGTGCACAAACAAATTCTCTATGATTGCCACCGTCAGTTAATCCAACACTACTTCCATTAACCGATGTGGGGGTAATAGTATAAGTACCCTCCAAAATCACAAACATTGTAGCAGTAGCTGAAGTGTTTTGTGCTAATGCATAATCTATAGTAAGGTAGGCAGTACCAACACTGTTTCCCGTGTTACTATTACTACCGGTACTAGCACTAATGTACTTTATTGTACCGGTAAATGCATCTACTAAACTGTCATAGGCATCGGGAAAATTATAAATGTTAAGTGCGTTTGGTAATGCCATTAAAGTTTTATCCTATACAAACGTGTTTAGCTATTTCAAAAATTTCAGGTGCATTCATACCTTTAGGAATCATATCTTCATCAATAATATCATCTACTCCGTCGCCGTTTCTCAACGCATGAATGCAATATGCAACCGTATTATCTTCCAAAGAGGTCAATTCATGTATATAATCTTTATGAATGTAAATCATATGCGGGGCGGTGAATTCAGATATACCAAGTTCAGTTTCGACTTTTAACTTACCTGAGGATAAAAATGTAATGTGGTTGAAGGGGTGCTTATGACCAAGCTCGGTATCACCGGCTTTTTCAAATTTCATTTCTCTGGTGTAGAGATTTGCAACACATGCTATTTTTATAATAGGTTGTGACATTATAGATTACTGTTATCGTGATAAAATTCAGCAAAATGTAGCATAATTTTAGTATTTTCTTATTAAGAATAAATCTCTGTAATTAGCATCGTTTCCTATTGCGTAAGCATAGTATGCTTCACTATTAACTACAAAAGTTTGTCCTGGTGTGTAATATCTCTCTAGGAATGTATTTGTCCCTCCTAGACTCTTGTATAGTCCTATAGCCTGTCCGCCAGGATTCATACTGGTCTGATGGTGTCTAGCAAATGTTATAGGATATGCCGGAGGAACTAATATGCCTGTTACAGGATCAGTAACTGGTCCAGTCATTATAGTATTCTGTCTATGTTTAGTTCTAAACAATCCTCCAACACCGCCACACATGGGCACTTGCATTTGGTTACCCCAAAGAAATTGTTGATTCATTAATGTTGAAGTGTTACTCGGAGACGCACTATAATTAGCACCTGATAATGGATCAACACCGTACCCAGTAAAGTCACCATATTGGTTGCCACCAATTGTGCCATTGGCGTTATACATTCGATACCATGCCGGATTGCTATTATACGCACCAGTAGTACCCTGAAAAGTTCTAGCAAACATACTGGCGTTACTACCACCACCATTCTGATAGTGATATGACCCATCATATGTTACGCTAGCTAAAGGAGGATTATCATCATATTGATCTTCCCATGAACTAGCAGTTCTTAATCCAATATACATCATATACCCTGGTGAAAAAGTAGTACTAGAGCTTGTACCACCAGACATACAGATAAAATATCGGTCAGTACTAGCTACTAACCATTCACCAACTCTAGGCTGAAAAGGATTACACCCATCAGTAGTAGTATCCTGTGCATAATTCACATCAAATTTATACCGCATGGTTCCTGTACCATTAGTCTCCGGCAGATCCACATTGGCGACACTTGCCATGTAAAGACCACTAGCAGTCGTGACTGTGTTAAACCCATGAGATGCATGAATGAATGGATACGAAGAATAAGACCCACTAAAATAATGCCCAATGTTAGTTCTAAAAGTCAATTTACGATATGGAAATGCGGCTTTGCCACTGTCTCTGTATAGGTCTACACGATAGGGTTCGGCAAAACTAGCACTGTAGTTTGAAACCACATTAGTACTAGCACTGCTGGTCCATCCACCTGCTTCTGTGTTACTAATAACTTCTCTAATCACATCCACGCTGCCGGCGGTTCCTATTGCAGGGCTAGCTGTAGGGGTAGTTATAGACGGCACTGATGGTGTGCTGCCGGCTGAGGCTGTACATATAGCTTGTATTGCCCGAAGAAAATTAATTGCTCTGGCTTTTTCATCTGTTGCTCCGCCCACTGTAGGGTCAATTTTACATAACATAATTTACTCCGTTAATAATGAATAGTCGTTGAAGGACAGTCTTCTCACACTGTTTGAATCAACATAAGTTGTATGACTAGCATAGGTATTCTCTGCTATTTTCAATAGACCGTAGACTACTGATAATGCACTGCCGTTACTTTCGTGATTTATAAATACTGGATTTTCTATAATAACTACAGATCCGGTACTACTAAATCTTTTCTGTGGAATAACGTATTCTAAATTTATTCCAGCTTGAGGACCATAAGAGATGGTTGTAAATTTATATGTATATGGAATAGTAACTCCAATTGACTCTGCTTCTAGGTCGATTCCTACCATTAACATATTATCAGTATAGATTCTACTGACTCCGTTTTTACCAATATCAAATATTCCCACCTGTGTGCCTGCACTGACACTGCTGATATAGCATAGTTTACTGCTAACAACAATGTCAATACCATAAGGTGCAGTAGT